ATACGAGTACGAGAAGCGTATCCTAGATAAAATGTATGAGGTATATGTAGGGTCAGTGGGAGGAAAGGGTTCCTTCTTTCAGGACATGAGTAAGCCCTACATAAAGAAATTCCTAAAGAGAAAGTTCACCTCTAAAGAAGACTGGTATCTAGATGCTTCTGAGTCTGTAACCTACGGGCTCGCAGATGGAGTAATTGGGCAAAAGGGTTTCGAGAGCATAGAGAAAATAGTCAAAGATGTTTCTTGATTTCTGTACCTATAACAGCACCTCCAATAAGAGCTTAGATTCACAGCTTGAGGATATCTTCTTAGCTATCCGTCTTGGGTTTGACAATATAAGCGTTCCCATCAGGACACTGAGGGAGCTTAAGCCGTTCTTAAGAGAGACTAACATTACAGCGGCCTCTCCTGTAGACTATCCCTTCGGGAACTCAGAGAGGACACCTCGATTCCACCAGACAATGAGAGCATTAAAGGCAGGAGCCTCCACTATAGATTTAGTGGGTAATAATTATCTCCTTCACAACAAGAACTATAGTAAGTTCTCAGAAGAAGTAAAGAAGCATCTCAAAGCATGTCTAGACAACAATGCAGAGCTTCGTGTCATCCTAGATAACAGCAAGTATGAGCCTGCAGAAATGATTGCTATAGCTAAAGTGCTAGGGGAAAGTGGCATTGAGTATGTGATTCCCTCTACTGGCTTCTATAGAGATGATATCTATGACAATATTATAACATCAATGTCTATAGAATCTAAAACCAGTGTAAAATCTATCGTTAGTGGTCATATGTGGCTGGAAAAGCACCACGAAATGGCCATCGAGGGCAAGTTTTTCGGCCTAAGAGCCTATTCTTTAGAGCTATTTGTTTAGATTCGGTGTATATTCAAGAGGATAGGACTTTTATCTATTGGACATACAGGAATTAGATTAACCTCAACACAATGAAGAGGTATTTAACATGAGTTTTTTAACTAATATTACTAATGTCGTTACACGGCAAACGGGTGTTTACAACAGCGATGGGTTTCCTAGCAATGTAGACAATGATCAAGGCAACATCCGAGCAGGCGGTACTATAGCTGAATCTGAAAAGTTTTCATCTAGCGCACTAGGAGAAGGTGGAGAATTCACAACCGTAGTCTCTGGTGTAAATAATCAATCTTCCCAAGTGGGCCCTGCAGCGTTTAACTACAAAGATAGTCGTGGAAGTATCATTAGATACTCTACCACCCTAGCTGGACAGCCGAACAAGAATGCTCTTCTTGGTGGAAGTTCTGATAGCTCGAATGGTGATTCAATTCACCAAAGGCGACGAATTAGATCTCTTAACTACAAGGTCTCAGTAGTTAATGGGTACTGGAGCGAGTTCAGCGGTTCGTTTAATCCAGCTCTTTCAACTACGATAGCAGGAGGTTGGAATATTTCGGAGGATGAGGAACAAGGAGGCACCTTAGTCCCAGATGGAACGGATACAGCTTCTAACCCATCCTCTGCCGCACCGGGTCGCTTGACCTATCTGGGTGGTAATCCGATACCTACTAATGACCTTTATGGGCCGAGATATAACTGGTAATCTCTTTACAGCCCCTCTTCGGAGGGGTTTCTTTTCCCTTATAGAGAGCCTTGAGAATGAAGAGCATCCTTTTAATGTTTTTTCCTCCCGCTTTAGCTGGACTGGATGTAATTCCCGGCTTTGACTGGGGAACTATATCTGCGACAGGCTTACTTGGCTGGTACCTATGGTATACGACTAAGGTTGTTTTCCCAAGACACCAAGACCACGTTGCCGAGATGCAAGAAGGCTTCACTAAGCAGTTTAATATACAAAGAGACCACTACGAAAGAATACTAGATGACGTACAAGAGAGACAAGACAACAGACATGAGCAAATAGTAGAGAGTCTTGAAAAAATTAGTCAATGTTTAGACAAAAAATAGAGAAAGTCGGTAGTATAATTAGAGGTAACACTTTTTAATTTCTATAAAGGAGAACTATAGATGATGGACAAGTTAAAGACTCTCATCAAGTCTCGTAGATTTTGGACAGCTATTGGCTCTGTGCTTATTGTTATTCTTCAGGACGCTATCGGCCTTCCTGAAGGAACAGCAACTAGTGTCGTTGCCATTGGCATTTCTTGGATCGTTGGAGACTCTTTGAGAAAAACAGATTAAAACGGATTTTATTAAGAGAAGGGGATAGATTTTTCTGTCCCCTTTTTTTTATGCCCTGATATATCCCAAACCTTTGGAAAATAAAGTGAAAGTCCACTTTTATATATGAGAATGAGGTGTATAATACACTGTCGGAGAAACATAAAGAGTGGGCCCTTCGTGGATCCCGCTAAAGCGACACCTCTCCGATCATAAATTTTTTCTTCTATTGCTACATAGTAAAATATAATATAATATAACAATTACAGTTACCAAAAATAGCAAATATAAGAGATTACCCCCGTGTCGCTTTTTTTAACCAATCAAACGACTACTTTTAGAGCGAGTAGGCAATAATAAATCAAGATCTAGAGGCAAACGTAGCTAAGGGTAGCTATGTTTTTTTTATTCATATAGTAATATTTTTTTGACTGTGCGGGAAAATGAGCAACGATATTAAAGTAAAGAAGAGGAACGGTAGACTTGAAGATATAAACCTAGACAAGGTTAATGAGTGCGTAGAGAGAGCCTGTTCGGGACTTGAGAGTGTGTCTATCAGTGAGATCGTATTGGATGCAAGCATCCAGCTCTACGATAAGATACCTACATCAGAGATAGACAAGGCATTGATCCTGTCCACCCGATCTAAGATAGAGAAAGAGCCTAACTACGCCTACGTTGCCGCACGTATGCTGTTGAGCAATCTATACAAAGAAGTCTTCGGAGAGACTGTAGATAGCGATACCTTTGATCTTCAGTATAGAAAATCCTTTATTCAAAACACCAAGAAGTTAATTAGAAAGGGAAGGCTGAGCGAAAGGCTTCTTGAGTACGATCTTAAGTCCCTAGCTAAGAAGCTAGACCTGAAAAGAGATGAGAACTTCAAGTACTTAGGCATCCAGACCCTGTATGATCGGTACTTTATTCACTTAAATGACAGAAGAATGGAGTCTCCTCAAGGATTCTATATGAGAGTCGCTATGGGTCTCTGCTTGAATGAGAAGAACAAGGAAGAAAAAGCAATTGAGATGTACGATATGATGTCTCAGTTCAGGTACTCCCCTTCTACACCCACATTATTCAATAGCGGAACAAAAAGATCACAGCTTTCCTCTTGCTATCTAAGCACTACTCATGACTCTATTGATGGTATCTTTGGGACTATTCATGGGCAGGCTAGACTATCTAAATACGCAGGGGGCCTCGGGGTGGACTGGTCGAACGTTCGGTCTACAGGCTCTTACATTGAGGGTACTAACGGAAAGTCTTCAGGTCTTGTTCCTTGGTTAAAGATCTTCAATGACACTCTAGTAGCTGTTAATCAAGGAGGCAAACGTAAAGGTGCGGGATGTGCTTACCTTGAGGTATGGCATCTTGATGTTGAGGACTTCCTAGAGCTACGAAAGAACACTGGAGATGACCGCAGAAGATGTCACGATATGAATACTGCCCTATGGATTTGTGATGAGTTCATGAACGCTATAAAAGAAGAACGGGATTTCTATCTGTTCGATCCGGCTGAGTGCTCAGAGCTTCACGACCTGTATGGTGAGGACTTCACTAAGGCGTACAACAAGAGAAAGGAAATGGCTGACAATGGAGAGATCAAAAGCTTTAGTGTCATGCCAGCAAAGGAGTTATGGAAGAAATGTCTCAAGGCTTTGTTCGAGACAGGACATCCTTGGATCACCTTCAAAGACCCATCCAATATCAGATACAGCAATAAGCACGCCGGAGTTGTTCATAGCAGCAACCTGTGTACTGAGATTCTTCTACATACTAAGCCGACAGTCTACGAAGAGGGAGAAGTTATAGAGGTGGGTGAGACTGCTGTATGTAACCTAGCAAGTATTAATTTATCTAATCATGTCAAGGTCAGGACTGTAGACTG